ATAATGGCTAATGAAATAAAAGCTAAACAAGACACATCACTAGCGTTGTTTGGTGATGACGTATCCAAAGGTTTTGAGAATATGACGCAAGAAGATATGGCGTTACCATTTGTCAGAATCTTGGGACAATTATCACCGCAGGTAACTGATGGTGATGCAAAGTATATAGAAGGTGCCAAACCTGGTATGATCTATAATACTGTTACCAGCGAGTTATACGATGGTAAAAAAGGTATCAAGGTTATTCCTTGTTACTACAAAAAAGATTATCCGGAATGGTCGGATAGGGGGGACGGACCAGGTGCTCCAGTCGCAGTTCACCTACCGCAAAGTCCGATAATCGGAACAGGTAAGAGAGATGGCTCAAAGATTAGATTGCCTAACGGTAATTATCTTGAAGAGACAGCTTCTTACTACGTAATGATTGAGACAAAAACAGGGGGTTATACTCCTGCTTTGATTACAATGAAATCAACTCAATTAAATGTCAGCAAGAAATGGAATTCTATGATGAAAACCATACAAATTGCTGATGGCAAGGGTGGATTTGCTATCCCTCCTATGCACGGTGTGGTCTATAATCTAGCATCTACCTTACAAAAGAACGATAAAGGTTCTTGGTATGGCTGGGTTGTGACACAGGACAGAATTTTAGGTCAAGCAGATAAGTCTTTGTATTTGAGTGCAAAAGATTTTTCTGGAAATGTATCTAAAGGGAACGTTCAAACAAAAGCTGATGTGGAAGAGAAAGTATCGGACTCAACTCCGTACTAACCAAAATAGAGGGGGATTGCAAAATCCCCCTTTACAAAGAAAAAAGAAATGATAATGAGAAAAGATAAATTCAAAAATATATTTAGTGGACTTACAATAGCATATGGACAATATCAACCTGGAGAACGTGGCGAAAACGGAAAGCAACAAGGAAAAGCTTTTATTGTACGTGGTACCGTCACAGAAGAACTCTGGGAAAACCATCTCACAGGAAAAGGTCCAGCCCTGGGCATCATCCCCATTACGGAGAACAATGATTGTAGGTGGGGGTGTATTGATATTGACGAATATAATTTTGATCACACTGGCCTCATTAAAAACATTCGGGATAATAAACTCCCTTTAATAGTTTGCCGTAGTAAATCTGGCGGCGCACACGTATTTTTATTCACACGAGAAAATATTCCTGCATCATTGATGCAATCTAAATTAAAATCTTTTGCTATTCTTCTAGGTTATGAAGGGTCAGAGATATTTCCAAAACAAACAGAAATACTAGTGGATCGTGGGGACACTGGTAATTTCTTAAACTTACCCTACCACAATGAAATGAAAGGACTACGTTATGCTATCAACGATACTGGCGCCGGTTGTACACTTGAGGAATTTTTTGAGCTCTATGATATTTATGCGCTCACAAAAGAGCAAGTCGAAAAAATTAAAACTGAAGAGAAAAAAATAGAAGAAGCATTTCCTGGTGGCCCTCCTTGTTTAAATAAGTTAGCTTCGATTGGTTTCGGGGAGGGCTCAAGGAACAACGCATTATTTAACATTGCAGTTTATTACAAACAAGCAAAACCAGATAGTTGGGAAGATGAAATTGTAAAAGCGAATATGGAATATATGGATCCACCATTAAGTAATAGTGAGGTTCAACAATTAATTAAATCAGTTAATCGAAAAGGTTATGATAAGTATAGATGTAAAGACGCACCAATAAATTCTGTTTGTCAATCTGGTTTGTGTAGAACAAAAAGATTTGGTGTAGGATTCGGCGAAGAAGAAATGCCATTACTAGGTAGCTTAACTAAATACTCATCAACGCCACCACAATGGTTTTTAGATGTCAGTGGAACGCGGATCGAATTAAAATCAGAACAACTTTATAATCCAGGTATGTTTGCATTAGCGTGTTTAGATCAAGCTAATCTAGTTGTACCTGTACCAAAACCAAAAGATTGGAAACAACATTTTTTAAAACCTTTGATGCAAAATTTACAAGAAGTAGAACCATTAGAATCTTTGAATCCTACTAATGAAATTACAGGACTACTACAAGACTGGACTACTAACAGACAATCAGCAAGAACTATGGATGATGTATTTAACAAACTACCATACACAGATGACAAAAGAGAATTTACATATTTTAGAATGGAAGACTTTTTTAATTTTTGTAAACGAAATCATTGGGAGAAAGATAAAACACAGACAGGTAATTTAATAAAACAACTTGATGTGTTTGTGGAAGAAGCAAGAGTAAGAGTTAAGAAACAACAACCAAGATTAATTAAAATAAAAACTATGAAACAAGTGGAGGCAACGACTTCAAAAGTTCCTTATCAAGAAGAACACTTCTAATGTTTGATAGAGATGTAGGAAAGAATTGGCACTTAAGATTAAGATTGAAGATAGAAAAATTACAGGAAAGGGTAGACTATTTAAATCTTCACAACAGAATATTAAGAAACAAATTAAAAAAATATGAAAACAATAATACTAGGACCTCCTGGAACAGGCAAGACAACAACACTGCTAAATCTAGTGGACGAGTTCATACAACAAGGGATAAGACCTAAACAAATTGGGTACTTTTCGTTTACTAAAAAAGCCGCGACAGAAGCGGCAACTAGAGCTGCGGACAAATTTGGCCTAGATTTAGAAAATGATTTAAGTAATTTTAGAACTCTACACTCTTATGCCTTTGCACAACTAGGTATGACTAAAGAAAAAATGCTAGGTCGTGATGATTACAAAGAGTTTGGTGAGAAATGTGGCATACCAATTAGAGTTGCAAAATTTTCTGACAGTGATGGTACATTTAATTCTGACAATGAATACCTAACAATCATAAACACAGCTGCAGTTAAACGAATAGATCTACTAGAGTATTATGATTCAAGACAAAACATACTAGACATAGAACGAAACACATTATTCTTATTGGCAGAAGAACTAAAAAGATTTAAAAAAGAAAAAGGACTCAAGGACTTTAATGATTTACTAGAAGATTATATTAAAAAAGAATCTGTAAATAGTTTTAAAGTATTGTTTATTGATGAAGCACAAGACTTATCTTTACTACAATGGGAGATGGTAAGGAAGTTATGGTCCAATGCAGATAAAACTTATATTGCAGGCGATGATGACCAGGCTATATTTAAATGGGCCGGTGCAGATGTAGATCATTTCATTGCACTCAAAGAAGAAGTAAATGATATAAAAATTTTAGATCAATCTTATCGTATACCTGGTGGACCCATACACGAGCTCTCACAAAGAATAATTGGTCAAGTACAAAACAGATTTGATAAAGCATACAAACCTAGAGCAGAAGAAGGTATTTTAAAAAGATACTCTGACATTACCCAAGTAGATATGAGTCAAGGTAATTGGTTAGTGTTATCTTCAGCTAATCATTTTTTAGATGATGCAAAAGATTTATGTGAATTACAAGGATGGTATTATCAATTCAAAGGTATCAACTCTGTACCTTTGAAATTATTACTAGCTTTAAATAATTGGGAGCATTGGCGTAAAGGTGAAATGTTAAATCATCTTGAGATAAAAAACATCTATGAATACCTTGGATCAAATGTACTAGAAGGATTTAGAAAAGGTAAAACATTACACGCTGATGAAAAATATACATTACAAGACTGTAAAGATAAACACGGTCTGATAACCGATAAGGTTTGGTATGAATCTTTTGAAGGATTAGATACCATAACTGAAAACTACATTCGTAATATGAGGGCGAATGGAGAAACACTTAATAAAAATCCTCGAATAATAATGTCAACTATACACGGAGCGAAAGGAGGAGAAGCTGACAAAGTTTTATTGATGCAAGATTTAACGAACGCTGCACTTGAAACATTTAGTCACGACCCAGATGAATTACATAGATTATTTTATACTGGAGCGACGAGAGCGAAGCGTGAATTACACGTGCTAGATCCAAGAGACTTTGACAAAGCTTATATACTATGACCCACAAAGATTTATTTAAAGGAACAACATACGACTCACTAGAAAAGCAGGTAGGCGGGAAGCACTACCGCAATATGAAAATTCAACCTGCACATTTTATAAATGAAAACAAGTTGCTTTTTGCGGAAGGGAACGCTATAAAATATATCTGTAGGCACCAGTCAAAAGGAAAAGAGGAAGATGTGAAGAAGGCAATACACTATTTAGAAATGATATTAGAGCGAGACTATTCGTGAGAAGTACACAGATACCGTTGTTTACTCCAGAAACGGAATGGGTTATGCCAGAAGAATTAAAAGATCTTCAAGGGTATAAGGAAATAGCTATAGATTTAGAGACTAATGATCCCTATCTGACTACACTTGGGTCAGGTAATGTATCCGGAAAAGGACACATTGCTGGCGTTGCGGTAGCCGTAGAGGGCTGGTCAGGGTACTTTCCTATCTACCACGAGTCTGGTGGTAATATGGATAAAAGATTAGTTTTATCTTGGCTACAAGATATATTAAATCAACCCAATACTACGTTTATATTTCACAATGCAATGTATGATGTGTGTTGGTTGAGGAAGGAAGGTCTGTCTATAAAAGGCCACATTGTTGACACAATGATTGCAGCCAGTCTCATTGACGAAAACAGATTATCTTACCGACTAGATGTGCTTTCTAAACACTATGTAGGAATTGGTAAGGATGAAAATATTTTACAAGCCGCAGCAAAAGAATACGGACTCGATGCAAAAAAAGATATGTGGCGATTGCCAGCGCTTTTTGTTGGACAGTACGCGGAACGTGATGCGGAGTCTACACTTAAACTTTGGCAAAGATTAAAAATAGAATTATACAATCAAGAACTTATGGACGTCTTTACATTAGAGACAAAACTATTTCCTTGTTTAGTTGATATGAGATTCAAAGGTGTAAGAGTTGATTTAGATAAAGCTGATTCTATCAAGAAAAATTTGATGGATCGAGAGGCTAAAATTATTAATAAAATCAAAGACTTAACAGGAATTAACGTAGAAATTATGGCAGCCCGAAGTATCGCAAAAGCGTTTGATAAATTAAAACTACCATATGATCGAACAGAAAAAAGTAAAGAACCAAGTTTTACAAAAAACTTTTTACAAAACCATCCACACGAATTACCTCAAGCTATTGCAGAGGCAAGAGAGATAAACAAAGCACACACAACTTTCATAGACTCAATAACTAAACACGCAGTCAATGGTAGAATACACGCAGATATAAATCAAATAAGATCAGATCAAGGTGGTACAGTCACAGGTAGATTTAGTATGTCAAATCCTAATCTACAACAGATTCCAGCAAGGCATCCTGAACTGGGGCCAATGATAAGATCTATATTTATTCCAGAAAAAGATACAGTGTGGGGATCGTTTGACTACTCACAACAAGAACCTAGAATATTAGTACACTATGCAAAACTACAAAACTTAAATGGTGTAGATGAAATTGTAGAAGCATACAATCAAGGCGATGCAGACTTCCACCAGGTTGTTGCAGATATGGCAGGCATTGAACGTAAGCAAGCAAAAACTATTAACCTTGGTTTGATGTATGGTATGGGTAAAAATAAATTGATGGCAGAACTAGGATTGATGAAAGAGTCTGCTGAAAAATTAATTAGACAATATCATAGTAAAGCACCATTCGTAAAACAATTAATGGACAATGTATCACGTAAAGCAAATGATCGTGGTAAGATTAGAACGTTGGGTGGTAGAGCGTGTCATTTTGATTTATGGCAGCCAGTACAATTTGGAGTCTTTAAACCTTTACCGTTAGAACAAGCAAGAAAAGAATATGATGAGCCATTGAAAAGAGCGTTTACTTACAAGGCTTTAAACAAATTAATACAAGGATCTGCAGCAGATATGACAAAAAAATCTATGGTAGCTTTGTATGAAAATGGTATAATACCTCATATACAAATTCACGACGAAGTAGATATTTCTGTGGAGTCGGATGCAAAGGCAGAACAAATTATTGAGATAATGGAGTCTGCTGTGGAACTTGAAGTTCCAAACAAAGTAGATTATGAGAAGGGGGATAACTGGGGTGAAATTAAATAATGGCATACTTAAACGCAAACATACCAACTATCTACGCACAGGTTAGAAGGGAGTATTTATATGATTGTAAAAAACATCACGGCGAAGTTGAAGACTGTATTATCTTCGGTATTACAAGTATGGGGGGCCGTGCTATACTATTCCACGCTCTTATGGGTAACGGTGCAATATTTTATCGCTTACCAATTAGCGCGTTTATTCAAAAGGGATTTGACCCATC